GGAACCCTTTTCCATAAGGATTTGGTCTCCGTCCATGGTGACTTTCGTTTGGTCGTGTTGGAGGATTATTCCATCATCATCCATAGTCATCTTGCCATCTCCGTGTTCCAGAGTATAGCCATCCTGTTCAATCGTCTGAGTGGTCTGATCATCGCCAGCTACAATCTCGTGCTTTTCAGTGTCGAGAGTTTCGGTCATGATGTTGTCCTCTCCATCAGTCACTTCCGTTACGATTGAGTCTTTCTCGTAGGTGGTGACTGCATGAATACCGGTAGCCTCCAGTTCATTGATATCGTTGCCATCCTCACTGCTGTCATCAAAATCTTCACGCTCAGTTACGCCAATCGTTACTTTAGTGTGGGAATCAAGCTGGATGATATCTACATGAGAGAACATAGTGACATACTCCAAGTTTGTCACCGGATCTTTCATAATCAAGACATCAGAGTAAAGCTTCGGAACTACCAACAAACCGGTATTGCCCTGGATGGCACTCAAAAGTACGCCTTCATGCACATTGGCCTCTTCATCAGTCAATACCGCATTGTTATATTCCTTGACATCTACGGTTCCAGCCAATTCATCATCCAGGTGAACTTTAACCACATAACCGCTGACACCTTCATTCGTATATGTCGAGTTGGTTTTCGGGTTGATAACGCCATGCAAGGCAATCTTTTGGATTGCCTCACGAATTGCTGCGTTTGAACTAAGTCCCGGTTCTCTTTTACTCATTGTTGGTCTCTTTGTCTCGTGATATGCAGTACGGCATCTTCAATGTCTGACGATAGCCATCAACGCCAAATCTTGTCGTTATTTCATCTACTAAATAATAGCCATTCTTCTCTGGGTATCGGTTATCTGTGAGATGGACTTTTGTGCCGGATTTCAAACCGAAATCGCCAAAGATTTCCAGCGTTCCTTCAATACCGTTAGAGTTATAGCTTTCAAAATATTTGATAGCTTCCACCTGAAGGTCTTCATGGCTGATTCCAATTTTACTGGATGCGTATGGAACAATGGTGTAGGTGCTCAAATCCACTTTATCCTTTGACTTGCCCAAGACAGTAGCACCGGCTTTCATTGCCTTTTTGGATATGGTGGTCTCATTGAGAATTTGATATTTATCGCCACCCTTGGCCGGATCATAGTCAGGATTCTTTCTCACCGTAATATGATACTGCTTGCCTTTACTTCCTTCAATATTCTCCCATGACATAGCATCCACAGCCAAGAACGCCTTGTCCACATCCATAATCGTAAGACCATTGTTAGACACATGGTAATCGAACAGAATATCTGGAACGGAGCTACCTTCTTCTTTCAACTTCAATATCGAATCATCGCCAATATTGGAAAAATAAGAACGCCCTACTGCAAGACAGGGATTACCATTCTTATCTGGCACTACAAATGAAAACAAGCGTGCTTTCTTAGCCCAAGTGGTTAAAACATCAGCTACAGTTAAATTGTCCTGAATAACCGTTTTCCCGATATTGATTTCGCACGACTTAGTTTTGGGATGCAATTTAAGACCGGACTTTTCCAACAGCTTATATTTCCCATCCTCTGCCAGAAGGTCATTTACAGTTAGGTCTTTTGTGGGAACAATTTTCTTGCATGAGATTTTTTTTAGATGAGAGGCCAGATCCTCGCACTTTATTTCAATCGGCTCATCAATACTGCACTTTACGATATAGCCATCAAATAGAATGGCATTACCGTTTTTGGGAACCATAGCCTCCTGATATTTTTTCAGCGTTGACTTATCATTATAAATAGTCTTACCGGTACTATTGGTTTTGGCAAGAGCAGCAATGGTTGGATCGGTAATATACCCAAGTCTGATTCGAATACGCTGGCCTATTTTGAAATTAGCCACTGTTGCTTTAGATGTATTCACTCTGGTAGTGACAACTACACCACCATCTTCCACAGTGGCCGATACGGTCTTAGAGTTATCTTCCAGATTGATTTCCGTAATAGTCTTGCGAATGACCGTACCACGAGGAAATTTTACCTTAGCAGTTTTGAAGAGATTTTTATAAGAGTCTTCAATCTCAATATCTTCAACCTCCGCAATCATCATAGGGGAATCAGGCTCATCAATCATATTTTCTGAACCCGATGCGTCCCAAATTTGAATGAGGCAAGCCAAAATATGAAAATCTGGCTTCTTATTTTTCTTGGTTGTTTCTGCCATTTTATATGTTATTTGCCAACCACAATAATTTTTTATTACGAGTTGGATCGGACGCTCCCGTTTGTGCCTGTTCAGCCTTGGCTGTTAAGAGTGCCTGATACCAACCAGCCATATCTGTACCAGCTAACACATCGTTAATCAGCATAATAGTATCTTTGGTAACAGTGACATCTTCGTCAGGTTCAACGGCAACCATAGTCATCGTGTAAGGCTGCTCATTTTTGCATTCTTGTGTGCCAAGTTTGAAATCTTGAATTATGACCTGAGTAACACCAAACTGTTTGGCAAGCAGATGATTAATTTTCACTACCCCATTGTATTGACAGAGTTGAATTAACTTCTTCACCTCTCCCTCTGGATATACCCCAGGTTGGTTGGAATTGACCATGCCGTTTACTGTAAACAAAATATCGCCCCCAGATACTAATTCCTTTCTGGTATAATCACGGCCTTGCACTTTGGTTAATACAATATTTTTAGATGTGGACTGGGAGACTTGGGCGTTAATGTCAAAGAACAAAAGAGTTTTGGACTGAAACTGTTTGGTTTCTTTGCCTTGTTGTATTGTATAAGAAATCGAATTTTCCGTATTATAATAAAGCATTAATGCCTCAGGTACTTTAATTCCATAAGGGTTAATAGCCTCGGCAGTAGTACCCCCTTCCAATGTAACTACTCCAAGCCCATCATCCACTTTTTCACCAGCCTCAATAATGGACTTTACATTTTCCGCTTGCTTCTTGCGTATTTTATCGGCAGCTTCGCGTGACTGTTTAATTTCCGCTTGACGAGCCGCCGATTCAGTTTTTGCTTTCTCTACAGCTTGTCTTACTCTCTTGTGACCAAACAACCACTGAAGTCCATAGCGGGCCTGAGTGGAAAGAAATTCGGTAGCCATATTTGCATAATGTTCTGCCAATTGGAAGCCGAGTTGTTTAGCGGTATGCACCAATACGGAATCATAGGCACGCTTACTTTGATAAATAAGCGTACCATCTGAGGATTCCTTAAAACGAGTATAGAAGCTACGGCTGGAAAGGATGTTGTCCGTAGCTCTTCCTAAACTTACTCCTACTTGTGACCAAGGATGAAATGCCATTGCGTACTATGTTAAATTACTTGCGTTAGCGTCAAAGTCTGCGACAACCTCAATAAGAGCCTGAGCCATCTGTTCCTTCAGGTTATTCACTGTAGCGGCTACATTCGGATCACTCATATCAACGGACTCGACATTCATCAAGTTTTCAATCTTTACTATAATTTGTTTCGGAACAGCAGAGGTGGATTTATATTGGTTGGTATAGCCGCCCCCAGAAAGATTACCTGAGGTTCCATTACCGGTATCTCCCACGCTATTTCCGCTGACCTTCAAGCGTTGATTCATTTGTGTATTGGTCAAGGCTGCCAAACCTGAAGGTGTAGGGGGAACCCATTGACTACCATTCCAGGTATATGTCACGCCATCCAATTCTTTTGTAGCTCCCTTTGCCAAACCGCTTTGTTCTTCAGGATGCCAAATATCCATATCAATAAAGCTATTGAAGTATGGTTGAATTTTCGGCGAAGTTTTGCGTACCGCATCGATAATTTGCTGGTGGAAGGAGAGGTAATCATTTTTAGCCTGTTCGCCGGTACGAATGGACATTTCATCTCGCTGCACCATACGGCCCGTTACAGGATCCAAATAAGACAATTGCTTGCCTGTTGGGTGAGAATACCCAGACCATTGTCCATTTGAAAATCCTAAGAAATTCATGAACGCTTCGGAGCCAAATTCACCCAACCCACCATATTTGTCCTTATCGAAAATCAGCACACCAGAATTTTTGAAAAAGTCCTCCTGGAGTTCTTGTGGAATTCCAGTGCCTCCATTGACCTTCAGACTTTCCAGAATCCGGAGCCAAGACATTAAAGTAGGATAGCTCTGCAATGATTCATCAATAGCTTTGACAAATCCAGCAACATAATGATATCCCTTCTGGTTATCTGCTAAACTATTAGCTCCTATGTCAGCGAAAGACCAGTTACCTGAACCTGGGATAACAGAAGAAAGCATTTGCGCCTTTTCATTATCCCATTGGGACATCACAGCATTCCACTCGTCCAATGAAGATGCTTGAAGCAATGATTGAACGAGCGAGTCTCTTTTCAACTGAGCTGACGAGCCTTCAGTTAATGAACTGCCTAAATTAAACAGATATTGTGCAGCCGCATATCGCTTAGCAGTCTCGTTGATCGTCTGGCGTTTTGAAGTACCTGAAGAACTTAAACGAAAGCCGTTATAATCCATCCAGGCATCATAATTGGTCTGGCGCAATGCTTCATTCACCCACCAATTCGTATGTATGTCCAGATCCTTGGAAGACATAGCTTTTGAGGCCCAAGAAGCATTTTGAAAACCCTCTTTATATGCCTCTAACTCTTGGAATGGAGTTTTATCCTCCTTGCTGTTCAAATCCCCCATCAACCCCAACTCCTTCTCACGCAACTTAATATATTCTGCCAATGCACCATTAGCATCCAATTGCTTGGTATAAACCAACTGGAGGTATTTGTCTGTTTGTGTAGCTGCATCGGCCAAGCTCATTCCGTTCAGGTTTTTAGTGCTGGCAACCCAATCTTCATTAGCATCAATGGCGGTCTTCACCTTCTCTTTATAAGAATAAACTGCGTATCCCAAACCTCCCATGGCCGCAATGACCAAGGCAGCTATTTTACCCCACCCAGGAATCACACCCAGCAATTTCATGATCCATCCAGGCAAATTCTTACCGGCCATTACGCCCCCTAAACCTCCCAACAAACCTCCGATTCCAGAACCGGTGTCACCGCCCATATATTGCCCAAAAGAAGAACCAATATATGCACCAGCCACACCGCCTCCAATCATCCCCAACCCACCAAAGAGAGGCATAGCAAATCGGCCAATCGCGTTGCCAGTGCCGTAAATAGAAGCATAGCGTTTCCAAGCTCCAATACTGTGACCACCAATAGACATTGACATACTGGCCCTCGTGCTGCTACTACTCAAAGCATTAAAGGAAGCTGCCAATCCATACACCTTGGTAGTCAAAGTCACCACATAAGAAGTGAAATTCCTAACAGCACTAATTATTCTCATCGGGATAAGTGCGCCCTTCAGATACAACTGGGCCTTCAGCCACAACATAATCAACCCCTCAAATTTCTCATACAGGCCGATAACTATCTTGGTAAAGCTCATCAAGGTTTGGCCAATATCCATAATAGCTGCTGAAAGACGCTTAATCTTATCGATGGCTTCCGGACTCTTCAACCAAGCAATGACCTTATTCATAAT